AGTACAGGATATGTGTGGTGAGGACGTGTCGTTCTGCCTAGACGCAAAGGAAATGGGTGTTGAGACATGGTGTGACCCTCGCATACGTGTGGGACATGAAAAGACAAGGGTTATATAAGATGTCGGTGAATTCCCAACTCAGAACAGAAGAGTTATGGGATTTATCCGCAGAGATCCTCACCGAACTCTCTCGTAGGGATGGAGTTTCTTATAGAGTTCGGGCAACCGAGGAGTCAGTACAACGTAAATTAGAGGAAATTAATTAATGCCAATGCTTTCTAACATAACCGATGGAGGTTATCAGAAGTCACGTCCGAAAAAAACTCGTCAAGGACGCTCGGCTAGAACACTACTATCCGCAACGTCTCGTAATAAGGCAAAAAAACCTTACCGAGGACAAGGAAAATAATGAAGGAGGGTTAAGTCCCTCCTTTTTTTATGTTAAATAGTAAAAACATACCAAAGTTATGGAAAACTCCAAGAAAAAAATGCTAAGAGAGGTATCTTATGACCGTCTTACACCCAAAAAACGTGATGATCTAGTCCAAAGTGAGATATTTGGTGATTTTGAGGAGGATGGATTGGACTATGAAGTAGATTCTATGACTCTCACAGAATAGGAGTATACAATCCTTAATAAATAAACAATAATTGGTGTATTAATGTGCCTTTAGAACGGGTTAGTCAAGGATTTAAAGATCTTAGTATGACATTTCAGGCAAATCCCCTGAATGATGACCTCATTGTGCTTAAAAATGCGAATGCGATTGCACGTTCTGTAAGAAATATTGTGTTCACATTGCCTGGAGAGAAGTTTTTTGAACCAACCTTTGGTTCTAGGATTACTGAATCACTATTTGAGAACATTGATGACATAACAGCATCCATTATTATTGATGAATTACGTGAATCTATAGAAAACTTTGAACCAAGAGTGCAATTGATCGATGTGAAAGCATTTCCAGACTATGAAAATAACACTTTTGATGTAACTATTGTATATGAAATCATCGGAATTGAAATTCCAGCACAAGAATTACAATTTGTATTGCAGTCAAGTAGGTAAAAATGCCATTAGCTAATTTCTCTAACTTGGATTTTGACCAAGTTAAGACAACTTTACAAGAATATCTTAAATCAAACTCGAATTTTACCGATTACGACTTTGAGGGATCTAACCTTTCAACGCTTTTAGATGTTCTGGCATACAATACTTACATTACTTCTTATAATGCGAACATGATCACCAATGAGGTGTTCATTGATACTGCAACTTTAAGAGAAAATATCGTTTCGTTAGCAAGAAACATAGGTTATGTACCCCGTCCCAGACAAGCAGCAAGGGCAACTGTATCGTTCTTTGTAAATACTAGTGGAATTAACCCTGCACCTGCTACACTAACCCTTAAGAGGGGTCCTGTGGCAGCATCCTCAAGTTCTTTTGGTGGTCAATCCTTCGTTTTTTCGATTTTAAGTGATATTACGGTTCCAGTCTTTAATGGAATAGCAGAATTTAACGATGTTGAGGTTTTTGAAGGTACACTTCTGACACAAACCTTTACTTATTCATCAAGAATTCCAAATCAGAAGTTTGTTTTACCAAATATTGGAGTTGATACTGATTTAATTACCGTTTCTGTACGTCCAAACGAAGCATCTACTACAGAAACAAAATATAGTGTTCAAAATAGTCTTTTTGATGTAAAATCTGACTCAAAAGTTTATTATTTACAAGAAATTGAAGATGAAAGATATCAAATATTCTTTGGAGATGGGATTTTTGGAAAAGCACTCGAAGATGGTAACTTCATAACCATTAATTACATCATTTCTGCTGGAGATTCTGCAAATGGACTAAGTTCCTTTAATTTTGCAGGTAGAATTGAGTATACACGTAATGCTTCCACTTATACTATCAGTGCTGGCATCTCTTTAATGACTACTGGACTCTCTGCATCGGGTGGAGAGACAATTGAGTCTGTAGAATCGGTTAGAAAGTTTGCTCCAAGGATTTATTCATCTCAAAACAGAGCAGTTACGTCAAATGACTACGAATCTTTGATTCCAGCAAGGATTTATCCCGAAACTGAGTCAATTTCCGTTTTTGGAGGTGAAGATTTGATTCCTCCTCAATTTGGAAAGGTCTTTATTAGCATAAAACCAAGAACTGGTGACTTTTTACCAAGTTTGATCAAAGAAAAGATAAAATTAAAGTTAAAGAAGTATGCAGTAGCAGGAATTGTACCAGAAATACTCGATTTGAAGTATCTTTACCTCGAAATTAATACCAAAATATATTATAACACCAATCTTGCTCCCGATGCTGCATATGTTTCTACATTAGTCCAAAATAATGCAGAAAAATATGCGGAATCTTCAGACATGAATAAATATGGTGCTAGATTTAAGTATAGTAAGTTTTTAAACATTATTGATCAGAGTAATGAATCAGTAACTTCCAATATTACGACTGTTTACATAAGAAGAGATATTAGAGCAGTCTTAAATGCTTTTGCGGAATATCAAATTGGTTTTGGAAATGCATTTCATATTAAGAGTATGAGTGGATATAACATCAAGTCGTCAGCATTTAAAATAGCTGGAATAATGGATGATGTGTATATTTCTGATCTACCTAATACTAATAGGTTAAATGGATCATTATTTTTATTCACACTTCCATCTATAGAATCACAATCTCCTACTATCATAAGGAGAAATATTGGAACTATTGATTATACAAGTGGAGTTATTACTATCAACCCAATTAATGTCCAATCGGGAATGCTAAAAGATGGTCAAACAATTATTGAGATTTCAGCATGTCCTCTTTCTAATGATGTGATTGGATTACAGGATCTTTATTTGCAACTAGATATTAGTAACAGTTTATTTGAAACCGTTGTGGATGAGATTGCTTCTGGATTAGATCCATCAGGTTCCAATTATATTACTTCTTCAAGTTATGCGAATGGTAGTTTAGTTCGTGCAGGTGGTCGTAATAGTGATATAACAACCACTAATACATCTTCTGCACCTAGCACTAGTGGTAGTAGTGCTACTACTCCTTCATCATTCTCTGGCAGTACATCATCTGCTGGTTCATCTTACTAAGATAATAGAAATATCCAATGACATCAAAAAGAGTTAAGTTTAGCAACATAGTTCAGAACCAACTTCCTGGATATGTAAGGTCCGATTATCCTTTAGTCGCAGATTTTTTAAAATCATATTATCAAGGACAAGAATATCAAGGTGGTCCTCTTGACTTAGTTAATAATATTGACCAATATGTAAAAATAGATAATCTCACCAATCTTACATATTCTGTTGGTTTAGGTGCAACTGTTGGAATTGCTAGTGATGCAATTGATATTGATATGCAGAATTTCCCAACAGGAACTTTGGGATTTCCAGATTCTTATGGATTGTTAAAAATTAATGATGAAATTATTACATATACTGGAATAACTACTTTTGGATTTACAGGATGTGTTAGAGGATTCAGTGGTATTACTTCTTATAGAAGTCCTACTAATGCTGAAGAATTAGTTTTTGAATCTACAACGGCAGAACAACATGCTAAAGGATCGACTATAGAAAATTTAAGTTGTCTCTTCCTTAAAGAGTTTTTAACTAAAACTAAGCATCAAATTACACCAGGTTTAGAAGGAAGACAACTTACACCAAAATTAAATCAAGAAGTTTTTCTAAAACAGTCAAAAGATTTCTATTTAAGTAAAGGAACAGATAGAGGTTTTGAAATTTTATTTAAAGCCTTATATAATGAAAAAGTTAATATTATTAGACCTCGTGATTTCCTTTTTACACCATCTAATGCCAACTATAAGATTACAAGAGATTTTGTTGTAGAACCTATTGTAGGTGATCCAATGAATTTGGAGTTATCTACTTTATTCCAAGATGAATATAAAGGTTCTGATCTTGAGAAAGCATATGCTCCTATAACTCATGTAGAAAAAATTGCAGTAGGTGTTGGAGAGACATTTTATAAGTTTAGTGTAGATGCTGGATATAATAGAGACTCTAGGGTTGAAGGTGCTACTTATGGTACATTTAACACCCATCCTAGAACTAGAATAGTTGGTGCAGTATCAGCAGGAGCTACTACTTTTGATGTTGACTCAACAGTTGGGTTTGCAACAGACGGAGAACTTCATTGGAGATATATTGATGGTAGTGTAGGAGTAAGTTCATATACATCTAAAAACTTAACTCAATTTTTTGGATTAAGTGGAATTGGTAAAACTATTACAAGTGCAGAATCAGTTGGTATTAATACTTTTGCATATGGGCAATCAGTACTTAATCCAGATGAAACTGTTGAAGTTAGAATTACTTCTGTTGTTCATAATTTAGAATATGATAGAGCAAGTTGTCTTTATGGAAGTGGAGATAGTATAAAAATTAAATCTTTGGGAATAGGTAATACTGATTATCGATTATCCAATTGGTTCTATAATATTTCACCAACATATAAAGTAAAACAGTTGGGATTAATTGACGTTTCAGACTTTACTTATGAAGTCTTTACTGACGTTGATCATGGATTCAAAGTAGGAGACAGAGCTGTTCTTTCTAGATCTGCAGATGCAAGAACTGCTTATCCACCTTCTCTTATAAGTCAGATAACTTCCTCCAAATCTTTCATTATGAAAGAACAAGGAGAAATTGATGTCACTCGTTATCTTGATGATAATCCTTATATTATTGAAAGAAAAATTGCAAAGGTAAATGCATTAAACTTCCCCGAAGCATCTATATTTTCTAGTGATGTACAGAACGTTTATAAGGAGAGAGCAGAGGATAAACTTTTAATTACATCCCCATCCATTCCATCATATGATA